ACTCAATTATATCAAAAGAAGGCATTTTACGCAAGATGTTCATAAAGTCAACAATACCATTCCTTTCATTTGCCTTATTCAAATCTGACTGACTAGAATCTCCACAGAAACAAATTTTTGTATTCTCCCCAACACGAGTGATGATACTATCAAGTTCATGAAAATTCAAGTTTTGAAATTCATCAACAATTACAATCGCATTATCAAGTGTGGTTCCACGAAGAAATGATGTACTCCAGAATTTAATTGATTCCTGCGATTTAAGATTACCATACAACATCTCAAAATCAGCATCAGAAGGCATCTGGAACATATACTTTACCATATTCTTATATGGAATTTGGTAGATGTCTGCCTTGTCTTCATGTGATCCGGGAAGAAACCCAATCTCTCTGGTTGCTACAAGAGACCTCACGAGGTATATTCTCTCGTAAGGTGTATTCTCGTCCAATACATCTTTGAGTGCGTTAAAGAGGGTTATAAAGGTCTTTCCTGTTCCCGCACAACCATATGCAATAAGATGCTTTCCTTCCTTATAAGAATCAAACAGTCTTTTTTGATTATCATTAAGTGGATCTATATCTACCAAGTATCCAGAACTCAATGGTTTTTTTCTTTTCATCTGCTTTGTTGTAAGACCAACTCCAATGGGTTGATCATTCGCAGATGCTCTTTTTCTTCTTGCCATTAGATTTTAGTTACTTTAGAACCTGGTGCTTTTGATGCCTTGTTTAAAACTTCATTCCATCCAGGATTTCTTGCCACAAGTTTATCTCTCCATTCACCAACTTCTGCTGGTTTAGGGCAAGTAGATGGGTCAGACCAATCACGAATCCAATCACTATTCTCTTCGCACCATTTTGGCCATTCATGAACACTCAGAACTACTTCCTTCTGTTCACCAGTTTCTTTATTAATAATCGGATATGTTGCCATGTTATCAATTCATTATAAAAATATTTAGATCCATTCCAGAGCTTCTGCTACTGTTGGAAACTGTTCTACAAAAACCTTTTTACATGCTTCTGCGATGTCCATGTGCTCTTTTTGAGTTCCATGAGCAGAACGCAAATCTATATAATGAATCCATGAACGACATGAACCACTCATGTAAATTCTAGTTGGTACTGCCAAAGGAAGCACAAATCTTGAACACTCTTTTGCAATTCCAGCAGCAAGCATTTCTTGGTACAATTGCATAGCATCATCAAAGTGCTTTTGAATCTTAATTTCAAAATTTTGACGAGTATGAGGATTAATATCATCAATAGAATTTTGACGATTCTTTGTATCTTGCCTTCTCAGATCAAACAAAGGAATAGTATCGGCAAGCATTGATGAGTCTGCATACCTCTGAGAAAACTCCTGGAATGTAAAACTCCGATGCCGCAAGATTTGAGCCGCAAGTCCTCTTGTGGTCTCAATCTCAAGAGTCATGAATGATTGCTCAAAAACACTCCAATGTTGGTGCTTTACACAATACTTAAGAAGACCGGCAACCTTTGGATTCTCTTGATTAGATGGATTTGACACTCGTGCCACATATCCCATCATTTTCTCTGCATCAGGTGTAACACTGATCAATTTTACATTCATGCTCCAAATCCTTTTGAGTTCTTTTTATCTATATCAGCAATTTGTTGTTTTACGGAACGTAATTGTGATTTCATTTCTTTGATACTTTCTTCACTATAGAGGTAATCTTTCTCTATCAGTCTTTCAAGCAATTTTACAAGTTCTTTTGCTTTTTTCGTTTCAGTCATTTTCCTCCTCAAAGACTTCATCGTAATCTTCAATATATTCACTATATGGATTATAGTCTACCTTATCATCTCTATCAGAATTTACTTCTGCCTTTAGAGAATCTAAAAGAAGTTCTAAATTACGAATAATCAAATTAACTCTTTCTTTTTCCATACATCATATTACTTCGATACTATTATAGCATAAAAAAAGAGGGTCTTGCAACCCTCAGGAAAGTTAAGTGCGATGATCGTCAACTTTTAGATGCAAACTTGCGTTCGATTTTGATACCACGATACATGAGATTGTGGTTACGAGTTGCGGTTTGCTCTGCCAACACAGCAGCTTTGTATGCTTCTGGGTTGTACTTAACACCACGATAAGTGATAGTAGACATAATTTTACTCCTAAAGTAATTGGATTTTTAGGTCCGTTCCTTTAGTCGTTTGCGTCCCAATAACAATTAGGATTTGATTCCTTCATTGTCTCAACTAACTCAACCCTAAACTCATTACTAATATTTTCATTTGTCTGCATTCGCAGTATGATAGCATCAGTTTGCTGACAGGTGAGGGTTGTGTAAAATAATAGTTCTAACATGGGATCAACGGAACCGTTGCGCGACTTACTTGCGTCAGAGTCTCCTCTGATGAACGATAGGTCCATTATAGACCTTATACTATATTTAGTCAAGAGGTTTTTGAAAATCCCTACAGACCAAAAAATTGCCAGGATTTTTTTTGCCGATATTTTGGAATTATTTCCGCTTTTTGGTTGAGGGTGCCGGTTCTATTCCCCATAGTTTTGGATTGGTTCTTCCCATACCAAAACCAATACCCTTTAAATTCTCACGGAACTTATCCCAGTACATGTTAAAGATACGAACCTCTTTCTGACTACGAGTCAAATCATATCTCGTTTCTCCATCAACCACATAAGTGATTATCATGGCATCATAAGGACAATCTTTGGTGGATACCTGTTCCCAAGTTCCATTTTCTATCAGTATATCGCATCCATATACGGATTTAGAATTTTCTTTTTCTGATGGTGTCCATGAAGTCATAGACTGTTCCTCTTCTGTTTTAGTGGGAGCATCTCCCAATTGATTTGCCATAATTATGAACGATTTCCCCAAGTAATGTCTGGATATGCTTCACTTACAATTTCTTTTGTGATCTTATATCTATCTGAAAGTTTTTTATCTTTACACAAACAAACAATCTCTGCTTCTAATGGATGAAGTCCTTCAAGAATGTTAATGAACATCGTTTCACGACGAACACCACTCATACTATCATTACCACCCTTAATAAAGTGATAAAAATTCTTAAACTCTCTACGAATTGTAGTGTGACCATTCTTATCACTTGAACCCATAGAAAATGAATCCATTTCATGCATTCTACGAACTTCTTCTGTGATTTTAGTGGTCAGAGTTCCATTTGATGATGCCTGATCCTCAAATCCAGAATAAGGAACCTCTCCTTCAGGAAGCATGGAAATTATACTTTCATCAAAGTTCCAAATTAGTGTTGCCTTCAAAGAAACATGCTCATACTTCTTCAGAACTTCAATCTTCTTTGCTTTACTTCTCTGTTTAGAAACAAGATCCAAAACCTCAAAAACAAATGGATTTTTTGGAAGTTCTAATGATACTGCCTTAGTCGTTGTCGTTTTCTTCTTCGTTGTTGTCGTCATAGTTTTCAAAATTAAATGCGATTACTTCATCTGGAATTAGATTTCCTTGCTCATCAAACATCTCAGGATGATATCTCGGTGCCTCTCTATAGTTCATCATATATTCTCTGGCAGTCCAACCAATCATCAAACCCATCATAAGAAATAAAATGGTTAGAAATGAACCAAATACTAAACTAGTTGCTAACATTTTTCTTACTCCGGGATGTCTTAATAGAAAATTCGAAATAGATAGTTACTTCCCGTCTCAGAAAGCAGACCATCTTTTCAAAGATAATATGAAATGGTTGTGTCTGCTTTCTTTTTCCCCCATTAAGTAAGAATTCAACACCACGATTTCTGTGGTCTTCATTTTTATTTATGTTAAGACCTGATGACTTGTTGTTCTCTGAGGAATTTGATTGTGTCAACACATCCTCCTAATTTTTTATTATCACATACTACTTGTGGAAAAGTAGAACCTTTACCAAATTTAGCATAAAATTCTTCTCTTGTAAAGTCTTCTTCAAGTTTATAAGATTCAAAATCTGTACCGGTCAGTTCAAATACTTGTTTAATCTTATAACAGTGAGGACAATTTTCTTTTGTGTATACTTTGAAATTCATTTTTTTCTTATAAACAATTAAATTTTTTATATATAACACTCCACTTCCTGATAATATAAAATGGAGAGTATTGAAATTTTATCTAATAGTTCTCTTACAGAGATTGATATAGTAATTATCATTTATATAAAATGCCGTTATTTTCAGTATTAAAATTAATTTGTAAATTAAAAGACATA